CAGTATCTGCTACGAACCCGCTATACAGCACTACAGTGCTTGTAAATAACACGCAAGATATTAACGGTGGGCCAGCTGATATTGCCAGCCAGTCGATCACCTTTACCTGCAATTCAGTCATCGTAATTACTACTTCATAACTAATAGAACAGGGGCTAACAAATGGCTAAATTAAAGATCACTAGGACCGATGGCACAATATCTGAGCATCAGGTAACGCCATCGATCGAATACGCTTTTGAGTTATATGCTAAAAAAGGTTTTCATAAAGCCTTTAGAGATGACGAGAAGCAGTCAGATGTTTATTGGTTAGCGTGGGAGTGTTTAAGAGCTGGCGGCGAAACCGTGCCAATGTTTGGCGCAGAGTTTTTAAAGACACTTAAAAAGGTTGAGGTTCTGGATGATGACCCGGAACTATAGGGCGTGACTCGTTTACTTACTTGATCGCACGGATTAGTTTGGAAACGGGAATACCGCCAAATGATTTACTAGCACTAGATAGCAGGATGTTTAAAACTTTACTAGAGGCAATAAAAGACCGGAATAAGGAGATGCGAGATGCCAGCACAGGTAATAGGCGGAATCGCACTTCGTAAAGCCTTGAAGAAATTTACGCCCGATCTAGCCAAAGAAACGCAAACAGAAATGGCTAATTTGCTTAGACCGATTGCCCTTAAAGCGAAAGGTTTTATTCCACGCAAAGCACCGCTTAGTGGATGGGGTAAAGAATCAATTAATGGCAAATTTCCAATATGGGAAGGCTCAGCTGCTCGAAGCGGAGTAGGTTACAAAACCACACCGAGCAAACCTAATCGGCAAGGATTTAGAGCTTTAGCTCGTATTCAAAATGCATCAGCATCAGGTGCTATTTATGAAACTGCTGGGCGTGTAAACCCTAATGGCCGTGAACAGGGTGCTGCATTTATTGTGCAATTACCTGGTCACATAGATTTTGGTAAAAATAAAGTTGGTGCTAATAAAGGCCAAGGTCGTAGCCGTAACCCTAATGCTGGCTCAATGTTTGTACAGGCAATCAACCAATACGGCACAATCGTAGATGCCAATAATCAAACTGGTAGAGGTCGTAGATCGCGCAAAATGAAAGGCCGAGCAATCTTTCGCGCATGGGCTGAGGATGGCGGCAAGACCAACGCAGCAATCCTTAAAGCGATTGAACTATCTAGGGATAAGTTTAATAAGGCTGTGGGGTATAACTAATGGCCGTTGATCCATCCGTAAGAATTGATATAGCCGCTGAATTTACAGGCAAAAAAGCATTTAAACAGGCTGATACAGCCACTACAAAATTAACTAAAAATGTTAAAAGTTTGGCTAAAACATTTGGCGTTGCTTATGGAACTACTCAGGTATTAGCTTTTGCTAAAGCATCGGTAAGAGCTGCAGCGGCAGATCAAAAAGCACAAAACCAGTTAGCCCTAGCATTAAAAAACGTAGGCCTTAATCGAGATGCAGCAAGTGCAGAAGGCTACATACAACGCCTACAAACTGAATTTGCTGTACTAGATGACGAGCTTCGACCGGCCTATGCAAAGTTAGCAATCGCCACAAAAGATACTGCCGAAACTCAACGCCTATTAGCAATTTCACTAGACGTAAGTAAAAGCACAGGTAAAGATTTAGATGCCGTTACATCGGCGCTATCAAAGGCTTATCTAGGTAATAACACAGCACTTAGCAAATTAGGCGTTGGTATATCTAAAGCGGATCTTAAATCTAAATCGTTCAAGGATATTACAGACCAATTAGCAGCTACTTTTGCTGGCGCTGCTAAAGCATCGGCCGATTCGTTTTCTGGCTCAATGGACAAATTAGCTATTGCATCGAATAATGCTAAAGAGATTATCGGCACAAGCCTTATAGGTGCGCTGCAATCTTTGGGCGACAATGACAGCATGGCTACCCTTGCTAAAGATATTGAAGGCGCAGCTACATCCTTGGCTAATTTTGTCGATTCGATCGTGTACTTAAAAGAGCAAGTGAAATCTATACCGGGTGCTGGTATTTTTGGATACTTATTTAGCGGCGTTACAGATCTGCTAGGCAGATTTAGCCCACAACGTTTAGCCGAATTGGTTAAAAGCATTAAAGGCTTTCAAGGCATGGGTAACGTAGCCATGACTGGTGGCTCAAATATGGACACCCAAAAATTTGAAGCCAGTCAAAAGAAATTAGCAGCTAGTAAAATTAAAGCCGATAAAAATGCAGCTGCCAATAAAGCAAAACTAGATAAAGCCGCTGCGGTATTCGATATTCAAAAAATTCAGATAGCCGCTGCGCTAAAGGGAAAGATAAGCGAAGAAGAAAAAGTACGCCTGTTACTTATGCAGGCTATTGAGGAAGGCAACGCAGATAAAGCCGAGGCATTATCTAAAAAACTTGATGAAATTCAAGCAAAAAATGCCAAGATCGCTGCAGACATTTTGGCTATTGGGAACGCCACAGACCCTTTTGCAGCCTGGGTAACAAGTCTAGATGCAGCCGCCTTAGTCCTAGGCAAGATGCCAGCCTTACTTACTGCAACTGGCTCACTTACTGGTCGAGGTAAAGTTACGTTACCTACAGGCGATGGCTTACCAGGTGGAAGTAGCAGCATATTTACGGATGATATGACTGCAGCCGATATTGCCGATGCCGCTACTGCAGCTGCAGATATAGCTGTCGCTGCTGCCGATGCTGCTGCTGCTGCGCTAATCGCGCAAAACGAATTTGTAACCGCCTTTGTAGATGCAGCTGATGCCGCTACTGGTATTAGCGATTTTGCTACAAATATGCCAGCGGGCACGGCTACAGGTTCATCCTCAATGTTTAACCCTTATGGCACTACCCCGGGTTCATCGTCTGGCTACGGCATGCAAGCCCCTACTATTATTGTTAATAACAATGGCTCAGTAATTATGCAGGATGAATTTGTAGATGCAGTAAGTGATGCAATATTAACAAGCCAGCGTTTTGGTTATGGCCGTACACCTGCAGGAACGATCAACACATGACAGTTCCAACTATTAACGCAACCATAAATTTTAGTACGGGTGCATCGTTCGCCCAAGCTTTTATAATAGGCGAAGGCATACTAGGTACTAACGTGTTGGCAGACTCCGCAGCTCTTATCGTGGATGTATCTAACGTAGTAGATAGCGTTACTACTAAGCGTGGGCGTAACCCGCAGGTAGATGAATTCCAAACAGGTACGCTAACCCTGCGCATTGTGGATCAAAACGGTGACTTTAACCCACAAAATCCATCTAGCCCGTACTACGGCTATTTAACGCCCATGCGTAAGGTATCTATATCAGCTACATCGGCTGGCGTGACCTATCCCATGTTTTCAGGGTTCATTACTAGCTATACAACCAGTACTCCCCTAAACGCTAACGATGTTGTTTATACAACTATTCAGGCCGTAGATGCTCAACGACTAGCGCAAAATGCGCAGATCGCTACAGTTACAGGGGCTACTGCTGGCGATCTAAGCGGTACAAGAATTAACCAGATTCTTAATACAATCGCATGGCCGGCATCGATGCGCGATATTGATGCAGGTTTAACCACTATGCAGGCAGACCCGGGCACAGCTCGTACATCCCTAGCCGCATTACAAACTGTTACAAATAGTGAGTACGGCGCGTTCTACGTTGATGCATCGGGATCGTTCGTATTTCAAGATCGCACCGTAACGGTTGCAAGCATCGCAGGTACACCTACAGTGTTTAACGATAACGGCACAGATATTGGCTATGCCAATGCAATCTGGCGATTAGATGACACCTTGGTATTTAACCAGGCTAACGTGACTCGCACAGGCGGCACAGTTCAAACTGCTACTAATGCAGCTAGTGTCGAGAAGTATTTTGCCCATACTTATAACCAGCAAAACTTACTCATGCAGACCGATGCCGTGGCACTTGATTATGCCCGCGCCTACGTTGCAAGCCGTGCCGAAACCAGCGTTCGCTGCGATGCAATCGAGTTAGACCTATACACAGATAACTACGCCAACGGCATATTAGCTGCGCTTGATCTTGATTTCTTTGACCCGGTAACTATCACTACTAACCAACCAGGTGCATCCACCCTTACAAAAACGTTACAAGTATTCGGCGTAGCTCATACAGTCACACCGAATAAGTGGCGCACGGTTCTAACTACCTTAGAGCCAATTATTGACGGCTTCATTATTGGGTCAAGTCTTTCAGGAGTTTTAGGAACTAACGTACTTTCATACTAAGGAGAAATAAATGGCAACAGGATTTCCAGCAGTAACGGGTGATGTACTTACTAGCGGTATGTTTAATGGGCTAGTGGCATTTACCCTTAATGCTCAAACAGGTGCTACCTATACGGCAGTATCAACCGATCAGTACCAGGTGCTAGTGACCATGTCTAACGCATCGGCTAACGCCTTTAAGATACCTACTAACGCATCGGTTGCTTTTGCTGTCGGTACAGTTATTACAGTTATGAATATTGGCGCAGGCACTTGCACTATTTCAGCCACTAGTAGCGGTACAACTACTGTGCTATCGGCTGGTGCTACTGCTGCATCTCCAGCACTTACTCAATATCGATCTGCAGCTTGTATTAAAACTGGTACGGATACTTGGTACGTTGTAGGTGCGATTAGCTAATGTTAAACACAATTACTTCATTTCATTCTGTTCCACCTAAACCAGTTATTAGTGGTGGAACTTTGAGCAGCGATGCTACTTATTTTTATCGCAGCTTTACTGCTAATGGCAATCTTACGGTTTCAGGTTTGCCAATAAGCTTAGATGTTTTGGTCGTTGCTGGTGGTGCAGGTGGTGGTGGTAACAAAGCTGGTGGCGGCGGTGCAGGTGGAGTTTGTTATCAGGTAGGCAGAACAGTTAATCCTGCAACATATTCTTTGACTGTCGGCGGCGCGGGAACTGCTGGTTCATCCGGTGGTTCTCAAGGCGGTGTAGGCAATAATTCTGTTTTCGATACAATTACTGCTAACGGCGGTGGCGGTGGCGGTGGTGATTCATCACGTGCATCTGGTAGTGGCGGTTCATCTGGTGGTTCAAGTCGTGATGGTGCTGTAAGCAGCCCTACACAAGGATCATCGGGCGGTGCAACAGGTTACGGATTCACTGGCGGCGCGGGTAACAATGGTGGTACTTTTTATAACGGCGGTGGCGGTGGCGGCTCAGGTGCTGTTGGTGCAGCAGGAAACAATTCAACTTCATTACAAGCTGCTGGCGGTGCTGGAAAAAATACCTGGTCAGATTGGTTATCTGCTGCTGGTTTAGGTGCAAGTGGTTATATTGCTGGCGGCGGTGGCGCGGGTGCTTATTCAAGTGGGCCAGCAACGATAGGTGGCCCTGGTGGTGCTGGTGGTGGTGGTACAGGCGGTGGCGGTGGCACAGGTGGTGCTGGTGTTGGCGCAAGTGCAACTGCATCGACTGGCTCAGGCGGCGGCGGCGGCGGAGATCAGAGTGCTGGCGGTGCTGGTGCTGGTGGTTTAATTATTGTTCGTTATTTGAAATCGGCGGTTTAATATGAGTCACTGGGCAGAAATAGATGATGCAGGTTTAGTCCTACGCGTACTTGTAGGCGATAACGATGAGCCAGATGAAGGCCAATCATTTGTTGAAAATCTTGGCGGTAAATGGGTTAAGACCAGTTATAACGGCAAGATACGCAAAAACTATGCTGGCGTTGGTTATACCTACGATGCAATACGCGATGCATTTATCCCTGTTAAGTGTCACGAAATAGCAACGTTAAATGAAATTACTTGCCAATGGAATTGTAACGATGACAGCCATCAGTTATAACGGCTGGCCAGCCTCTAAGGATGTTGAGTCGATCCGTATCAAGTCTTACCCGATTAAGGGCAGCACTGTTAAACTGCGTTGCGCATATTTTGCTGCGCCTTTACTGGTTTCCTTTGCTGAGCAGTTTAATGAACTGATCGAGCCGATCGATGGCGGTGCGCTTGACGATTGGGGGTACTGCTACAGAGAAGTACGCCAAGTTCCGGGCAAATTAAGCAACCATGCATCGGGTACGGCTTTGGATCTTAACGCTACGCAGCATCCGCTTGGCAAGGCTGGCACGTTCCCAGCTGAGAAAGTACCGATGATCCAGGCACTAGCCAAGAAATACGGCTTAGTGTGGGGTGGCGATTATCGTAATCGTAAAGACGAAATGCATTTTGAGATAGGCCAAGACCCTGTAAAAACAGCCAAACTAATAGAGAAGTTAGGATTAAGTTATGCCGAGTAGCGCACAAATATCAGTAGGAACCACAGCCACGCTTTTAGTAGCTGCAAATATTATGGATCAAACAGTACAGCTGCATAACCTTGGTGGCGGTGCGGTTTATCTGGGTAACGCA